AGAACAAATACATCCGATTTGGTGAGACAAATGAATATAGTATCAGAAGAACATGAACAGGTTCTTAGAGAGTTGAAAAACATGCAATCCGTTGTAGGGTACATAAGCCATTTGCTGGACGCTTACAATATTATGTCTACACGTGTGGACGAATTGGAGGAAGAGATAAAGGCGCTAAAA